TCCAGCAGTTGTTTCCCCTAGATAATAACCGCCACCAGCATCTAAGTTAGTGACTGTCTTACCAGCAAAGTCCAGTGACGAAGCAAGTTTTGCCATTGTTACAGCACCGTTTGTGATTTCAGCAGTTGTTATTGAGTTATCTGCTAAATCTTCTGCAGCGATAACATCCACTCCGATACTTCTTGATATGATTTTTCTAATTGCCATTTTTTTTCCTTATTATCCTAACATAACCATTTGACAGTTTGTATGATTAGCGCCACCGTAGATATCTCCATTACAATAAAAATGAATGTAATCGCCAGCATCTAGTTTAAGGATTTCATTAACAGTTACGGTATGGTCTGTCCTACCACCAGCGCCCACACCAGAAAAATCAGTTTGATATTCTTGAAACGTAGTGCCGTTTTTTCTAACCATAACACCGTGATTAGTAGCATTATCTATCCACATATAAAATTTAGCTGCAACAAGATACATGCCGTCTACTGGTACAGTTATTCTTCCATTTCCACTATTCCATGTCATACCACCTAAAGCAGCACCTTCTAAAGACCAATTGGTATAATATTCTCCAGTGGCTTGAGAAGTTACTTCCGAAGAACTATTGCCACGTAAGTATATGTAAGGCATAACACCTTTGTTTATTCTACCACTACTGTCAATAGTTAATGCAGAAGTTCCTACTGTGTTTTGTATTTCATTTACTTTTAATGTACTTGCCATGTTGGTTTCCTAATTCTTTGTATTATTTATACGTCTGTACCACTAGATGGGTCGAAAGTTTTTGCATCTTCATAGAAACTTGTAGTCTCATTGAACCCAAAATCTCCGTCATCAGTATCCCAATCAGCAGGAGAAACATCTGCTGGTTTAGGTGTTGCAGAATATCTCTGTTCCCTCTTAGGTGCGTTAACTGGCATATCTGTATACTGGTCAACTTGTACACTACGAATAACATTCTGTGAAGTCACAGGGCCATATAGATAATATTTTGCAGAGAAACTTAATGTGTAGATAATTGCTCTACGACTTGTAAATTCACCTTCATAACTATCTTCATAACCGATACTATTTAGTGTTACAGGAACATCTCTAACAATATCTAATTCTGGTACTTCTCTCAAAGTAACTGTGTACTCTGGTTGGAAGTATGGTAAAATTTGTTCTAGAATCTGCAATGCATCATCTGAGTTTTTACTCATAATGAATAGTTCAAAGTCAACATTGTAAGGAACAGGCATAAACCCTTCCTTTAATCCTTCTTTGTTTTCTCCGTTTGCAACCTTCTTTGCTTTAACCATCTTATTGAGTTTACGAGTAGAGTCGTATGACAACCCACTAATCTCAAAACCAATACGAGGTAATGTAACCGCAACCTTTTTTGTTAGGTTAGGGTCTTGTTGTAATCTAGATAACCACTTCTGTTTCGGGCCATATGCTAACGGCACCTTCATTGTCTGTGTTACGTTACCAGAGTTATCTTTCTTTACAAGTTGAATGTTGTTAAAGATAGAACCAAATCCTACCACAACATTTCTTGTTGATTCGTTGTAAAAGTAATTTCCAATCATAATTATTTCATCCCAGCGTCACCGAATGGATTTGATTCGGTAAAGTCTAATATTGTATCCTCTTCACTATCAAATAAATCATTCTGTGCTGTTTCATCAATAGTGTCAACCCGATAAGTTTCTAGTATTATATAGTCCGCTTCAGCACCCTCGACAGAATTTTCCAAAACAATAGAACCAATGTTGTCCACTGTTTCTGAAATAATTTTATCACCAAGTAATGAATCCTCTAATTTGAGTTGTCCATCAGAAGGTGTACCTTCTTCTAAAGCAAAGAACTCGTTGAATGTTGTTGCATTCTCCAGAGTCATTTGATGAGACAATTGGTCAAGACTATTATCTGTCTCAATTGAATCAATTGCTGCAATACCAGTATCCAAATCCTCTGAACCATATTCAAAGGTTTTGCATTTTAGTTTATATGTCGGTAGATTATGTACTTGATAAAATGGGTCATCATGGTCAACAAAAGTGATTTCAAACAGTTTACTTCCCTTAGGCCAGTATACTAAATCACCCTCATTAGGTCTTGATGAAACAACAATGTTATTATCTACCGTAACAAATTGTTCCCATCTTCTTCTTGCAACTGTAAAGGTTGCATCGTCTTGAATGTCTAAACCAAACTTAGACATTAATTCTTTCTCGCCTTCATATCCATCTACGTTATCAACATACATTTCTAACATGTATGCATCTTCAAACTTAGATAGTGAATCTTCTCCGAATACTTTATCTTCAGAAACCATGTTACGAGGAATGTAATAACAATCCTGCCCATAGATACGCAATTGCTCTATGATTAAATCTTCATAGAGGTTCTGCTCTGGTTTTGTTCCTGTATCAAAGTATACATTTGTTGGCATAACAACTTTAACCTATCATGTGCATTGGAGGCAACTCATATGCCAGTTGAATTTGTTCTTCTAGTTTCTCAATTTGTTCTTGTGCTTGAGTATATATCTGTTCACCATTTAGTGCAACTCCACCCAACATCTGAATACCTTGGAATTTAGAAAGGTTTGCTCCCCATTGCATTTTGATAAGTTGTGTTGCATATTTCTTCAAAAAGATATCGTCCCACACATCAGTGTAGGTACTAGGGTCTAATTTACGATAACATTCAATGATGATATAATCACCATCGACATAATCTGTTGAGAAATCTGCATCCAAGTACAATCTGTTTTGATGTTGGTTGTGACGTATTGCTGTTTCACCAACAAGAATGTGGTCTAGAAAATCTAAATGTTGCATTGTCATTTCATAATGCATAACTGAAGTAGAACTAAAGTCATACAAGTCGTTCAGTCTTAACTGATAACGAACATCAAACATGTTCAATGCTTGTTTATCTGTTAAAGGGAATACCTTAACAATAGACATAATAGTAGAGGGAACAGGAATGTAATTGTTCTGTTCTTTCCATACTGCTGTTGTATTTGAATCAACATCTGTTACTGTTGGTAAAGTTGTATCTGTTTTTGCTCTAGTAATGTCTGCATCACTAATCTGATATTTTAGATAAACTCTTTCTATTCCATCATAATGATATTGTGAGAAATATTGTAGCGCCTCATCAATTCTATCTTCCACTTGGTCTGGGTCGACATTGATTTCAATTACTGGTTTACCTAAACTTCTTAAACAGTATTCTTTAAATGTTGCTCTTGTACTTGGTATTGCCATATCGTTATCCTAATGCAATCGCAAACGTAATACCGTTATTGACTGCTTTCGTTGTTACTTCTGCTTTTGAATCTACATCCAATGCTGTTCTAGCACCTGCTTCCGTTACCGCACCTGTTCCACCATCTGAAATAGGGATAAAGTCAGCAGCCTGAAATTCTGCAAGTCCTGTGACATTACTACCTGTGAATGTCGCCTTAATTGGTGTTTTCGCTGCCATCTCTTATCCTTAACTCATTACAAGTGTAGTAACACTAGAACCATCTTCTTTCGTAAAGGGTATATATAAATTTGATACCGCTGACGAAAGTGTTCCTGCTTCAACACTCATATTTAAACTCGTTGACGAACCATCCTCTTTTATAAAAGGTATTCCAGTTGGAGTACCAATTGTTACTGTGTCAGTTGATGCGTTTGTTGTAATAGTATTTAGTCCTGCTCCCACAAGAGTTAATGTATCTGTAGAAGCATCTGCTTGTACTGTGCTTTGTCCAGAAACCGCAATATTAGTAAACGCATTACCACCACCGCCTCCACCACCAGCATTATTAACCCATGCGTAATCACTACCATTCCAAGAAAGTACTTGGTTGGTGGATGCACTAGATTGATTTAAGTGTGTGTCAACATCACTATTAGTGTATAAATCACTTGTAAGTGCAATTGTTCCAGTTCCGCCTGGAATTGTATGTGTATTCAGTGTCCCCGATAATGTAGTATTACCAGCAACACTAAGTCCTACACTGTTTAGAAGTTGTAGTTCGTCTGATCTTTGTCTACTAACAATAGTGAAAGAACCGTTTCCTTTAACAGCAGTTTCAATAAGTCCATCTTCAGAGTTATGTGTAGGGTCAGTAATCTTACCTGTAACTTTTGCATAAATTTCTTTACCGCCATTACTGTTTTCACCAGAGTATGCAACTTGTCCAAGATAATCACCACTTGCTGGACTTGCACTATTTCTGTAAAGGTCAAGTGCAGGGCCATTAGAAGAACCAGCATCAGTAGAAGTAATGGTAATATCACCAGTTAGTCCTATGTCACCAGTTCCAGTAATATTATTTGAATTTAAATCAAGGTTGCCACCAAGCTGTGGTGAGGTATCATTTACAATGTCCGAAAGTCCACCACTACCACCAGCAATAGTAATAGTTTTTGTAGCACCTGTTCCAGATGCGACAACACCAGAACCAACAAAGTTGATTGTAGTTGCTGAAGTTGATAGTGCAGAACCTTCATCCTGTACAGTAATCTGTCCACCAACTGTGCCAGGCTCCCATTGAGAACCATCCCAAACAAGTGCTTGTCCAGAAGATGGAGATGCAGTTGTTGTATCAACATCACTAAGTGCGTCAATACTTGTTGCATTAATTTTAGTTAATACTCTTGCATCTGTATAATATTTGTTTGAGCCTTCTGATAAGTCACCTGTATCTTTAGTTCCTAATCTTGTGTCAAATCTTGCATCTGTATAATAAAGATTAGAACCTTCTCCTAAGTCACCAGTGTCAAGTCCAGTTAGGTTTCTTGTTCCGATAACAACTTGGTTTCCCATGTACCCATGATTAGAACATTGGTAATGTAAAACTGAGGGAGTTGTATCTGAAACAACTATCTGGGTATATGCACCAGAATTGCCAGGCGTACCAGATGTTGTTACGCCAGTAGTAAAGGAAGTTGTTTTGTCTGATTCGTAATAAAAACGAAGAGGGTGTCCAGAGTTAGATGAATCTGCTTGGTCAAATTTGTATGTATTGCCAGGCACCAACTCCAAAGTAGGAGAAAATGTACCGTCAATCTTATAACCACTTGACGAACCAGTTCCATTATATCTGTGTTTACTTGTTTTAGTAGCAACCGTAACTACATGTTCAACAGTTGCACTCTCATGTCTCTTACCGCCTGCTTCACCGATAGTAATAATCTTACTATTACTATCACGAACAAAGATTCTTTGGTCAAGAGCATTTATTGCAACCTCGCCCGCTACTAGGTCACTAGTAGAGGGTTTGGATAATGCTGTTTCACTTTTTTTAAGTTTTATTACGGTTGACATATTGTAACCCTATCCTTTATGAATAAGTGCCACCATCAATACCAGTAACGGTAACTGCTCCACTTGAGACTGTAAAGTTTGCCGCGGCAAAAGATGCTACACCTTTATTAGTTGCAGTAGCAAGTTCTGCGTCTACAGTAAATGTATTGTTTGCATCATCGTATGTCAAATCAATACCTTCACCAGCAACAAACAATGCGTTGATTCTGTCGTCAACTCTTTCATCTGTGTAGAACTTATTAGTACCTTCTGCGAAAGCATCAGTGTCAAATGTGTGTGAACCACCTAATGCAATTGCTTGGGAGTTGATAGTAACAGAACTGTTTGCTAGTTTTGCGTTTGCAATTGAACCAGCCAACATAGCGTTAGTGACTCCAAGTGCTTTAACTTGTAGAGTATCACCAGAGATTTCAATAGAACTATCGTCCACTTGAACATCAATTGTGTTACCAGTTTTAGTTAAACCAGCACCAGCTGCAATCTGTCCAGCACCAGAGAACTGTTCAAATGTAATGTTTGTAGTTCCAAGTGTTGGTGTTCCATTGTGTGTTGCAACAAAACCGTTATCTGCGTTTGCAGTACCTTCTTCTACGAAAGTAAATGCACCACCTGTTACTTCAGATGCTTCATCAGCATCTGGTGTTCTTGTAAGAACAAATGCTGCTCCACCAGAACCGACAGTTGTTACTTTATAGAAACCGTTTTGTGTTGCAGTTGTTTGGTCTTTAACAAGTACTCTATCATTTGTAGTAAGCGTTACACCATCAATTGAAATTGCACCGTTTGAAGATGCAGTAATTGTACCGTTTGCATTGTTATATGTACCAGCAAGGTTTGTTGTAGTAGCAACTCTTACAGATGCTTTAACATCAAGTCCGTTTGCAACACTATCAACATATGCTTTGTTTACAAGTGATTGTGTACTAAAACCAGAACGTCCCTCGTAACCAGATGGGACAATAACTGTTCCTGTACCGTTTGGTGTTAGGTTTAAGTCACCGTTTGTATCAGTACTTGATAATGTGTTACCATCTAGTGTTAAGTTGTCAACATCAACAGAAGTCAATCCGTTTAAGTCTGTGATTGTATCACCAAGTGATGTGTCATCTGAACCGATTGTAATACCATCGTTAGCAAGTTTTGCATTTGCGATACCACCAGAAAGATGTCCATTATCAACAGAACCATTTGTAATATGTTCTGAGTCAATAGCGTTGTCTGCAATCTTATCACCATTTACAGCATCTGCTGCGATTTGAGCAGTTCCAACACCCAATGCTTTAATAGTTACTGCACCAGATGATACTGCAAAGTCTGCCGTTGCGAAAGAAGCAATACCTTTATTAGTTGTACTTGCATCTTCACCTTTAACAGTAATTGCTGTACCAGTATGATTAACATCCATTCCTTCACCACCAAGGATTGATATCCCATGTGAAGCAACAGTCAATGCACCGTCATCTGTAGTGATTGCTTTAACAACAGTATCTTCCAATGTAACAGCACCACTTGCTACATCAAAATCATTACTGTCAAAAGACGCAATACCTTTATTAGATGTACTTGCATCTTCACCAGCAATTGTAGTTGTTCCAGCTGCATCATCATAAGTGACATCAATACCTTCACCAGCAGTTACAGAACCGCCAGAAATATCTTCGATATATTCTTGAAGGGATGTAGATGCATCTGTATAGATGTTTGTTATGATAGACTTACCAGTTCCGTTTGGAGTTACGGTAATATCGCCATTTGTGTCTGTTGAAGTAATTGCATTACCATCAACTTTGAGATTGTCTACAAACAACTCATTAATTTTTTTGTTTGAGTCTACGAGTAAAGCTGCACTTGCAGTGAGCGTACCGTGACTATGTTCCATTAAGTCGGTGTAATATTTACCGCCAATCTTAATTGGAGTGTTTGAATTCGATGTTGGGTCACCGATATAGATTCTTCCACCGTTACCGCCTGCATCTGTGTCAGTCGAACTAGTATCATAGATATATGATAATTCGCCTTGTTCTAACGTAGATGGTAGATTTGCCGTAGTGGTGCGTTTGATTTGAATAATTGTTGACATTATTTTTCTACCTTGTTTAAGTTTATATTAAAAAGTTCCACCGTTCAGACGTATTGTGCCTGTATCAGTTTCAACTACATTCGTTATAACAAATTTTTCAGTTCCACCATCATATTGAATCAATGCTCCATCCGTAACGGAGTCTGCGTTTACATCTGCAAGTTCTACTAATTTACCCCCTGCTGCACCAGAGTCACCCTTTGGGCCTGGCACTGTAACACGAGTTACTTGGGGTTGGTTTCCTTGCGATACCGAACCCTGTATTGTACTAGATGTATTTATCTTTGCGCTGATTGACATTTATTTAACTCCTAGATACACTTGGATTAACAGTAGCAATACCTTCAACTACTCTAGTCTTATCATTCGCTGCGCCTGTAATGAGTAAGTCATAAACATAACGTCCCGATTCAAGAGAAGAGGTTTGAGTATCAGAAAGGGAGAGTGTGATTTTACCAGTGGTTCTATCAGAATCGAAAGTTGCTGTGAACCCTGTTGCAGTCGTTGACTCATAGGTTTTACGAATCTGTGCAAGTGCAGTATAACTAGATAAGTCTAGTGCAGAACCATTGCTATCTGATATAGTAACAGTAGTACTAAAGTCAGCACCTTGGTTAATAAATATATTTGATATTGTCGCCATTGAACACAGTCTCCTCTTATATATCTATTTATAAGGAAACTGTGTTAAAGATTTTGGATTATAGGTAGTTTTTAAAGACTTTTTGGAGCGCCTATACCAACTCGTTTATCGAATTTATACTCTGGATAGTATGGGCCATTCATATCAATATAATGCATGAATACTTGAGATTGGTAAGAACCCTCACCAACTTCAAACTTATCTCTCCAGTGTTCAATTTCACATCCACGATATATAATACAATCGCCTGGGTTTTGTTTTAATAACACCCCATCACGAGACTCCGATTTAAACAGACCATCTTCACCTTTATTTTCTGGCAAAGTATGATTTGATTCTGGGTCGACATACATACCCCATTGATAATCTTCTGCGACATCTTTATAATCATATCCTAAGCAAACTGTTGTAGAAATTTCACAAGAGTATCTATCAGAATGACGTTTAAGTTCATCGCCTGGTTTATAATTACGATAGTATGTGTATGTTGGACAAAGTTTAAGTCCAGTAATTCTTTCCATATGAGGATGCATAAAGAACATCAATGTTTCCATTAATGTATCATTATAAATTGAATGTGTATCTGGTATTTGTCCATCTACAGGGTCTTCTCTTTCATCAAAATATTTTTCTCTAAACTGGACATACTGTGTTGCTACAGAACAAAGGTCTTTAGGAATTAGTCCTTCTGCAAAGGCGTATCTGTTTTCTAAAAAAAATGTCATTTCCAAGGATCTCCTAATGTCCACATAACAAGAGAGTATCTTGTTCCACTGGTGATTGGTGTCACTTGATGATACCTATCTGAAGGAAATACAATAATAGAACCACGTTCACGAATTTCTGTACAAGTATGATATCTTGCTCTTGCAGCGTGAGGCCCAAAGTCAAACTTTAAGTTTCCACCTTTATAATTCTTAGGATTAGTTAAGTTTACTGTCATAGAAAGTTTACGAATTTTACCAGCATAGTTTGGATTAAATATCCATTTTGCAGATGCACCATCTTTACCATTACCATTGTCTTTTGGATATCTTACTGTTTCTCCATTCTCTTCTTTTTCAATATACTCGTAACCCTTTGGTGGGTTTCTAACATCCCAAAATGGTGGATTTGGTTTAGAACCAGCATCTGGATGCCATCCATAAAATTGATGTTCTCCATATTTTGTAAACTGAAGAGACTCACTCCAATTCCAATCGAAGTTCCAACCAGCACTATGATTTGCACGTTGCAGATAGGGATGTAACCAACCATAGATATCTTGGTCATTTAACCAAGAAACATGAGTATCACGAATAAAGGTTTTATCTTTACCTTCTGCTCTAGCCAACCCTTTCTTTTTAAGTTGTTGGGATGTCATAGCATCCTGTGCAACAAGTTCAGACTCATCAATACCAGAATCAATCATGCCTGCTTTATCATTGCGTCCAAAGGTAGTTGCATCAATAGACTCGCCACGTTTCTGTGCTGCTTTCATTTCACGCTCACCACGCATAATAATTTCATCACATTGGTCATCTGTCAATGCAGCTTTAAAAAAATAATAATCGTTTTCAAGTATCATTACTTCCACTCCTCTCCATGTGCAAAGGCAGTAATAATTTTTTTCTTACCCTTTCTAATCTTAGTAATTTCCCATGCAAAGAAAGATGGGAATATATGAATATACCCCTGTTCATTAAATTCTTTACTGTTTGGAATATTTAAGAATCGCAAATCACCACCATCATAATCTTCACGTTTAGTAAGATTAACAATTGCAGTTAGTTTTCTTGTGTTCATCTGTGTAACCAAATCTTGGTGCATAGAATAGTATCCCCCACTAGAAAACTCTTGGGCAGTCATATAATCATGTATATGATGTCCTTGAGTACTGCATTGGAATACCTGATTGTCAATTGTTTTAAATGCTTCATAGATTGGTGCATGAGGAAACGAATTCTTATCGTCACTGTGTATCTTGTGTATTTTTGCTTTTGCAAGTTTTTGGTTATCTCCCATAAACTTCATATCTCTCCAGAGCTCTGGAATAGTGTCATCAAGAATTTCTTGACACTGTTCTTCTGTAAAAATCTTTGCAGAAATAACAACGAAACGAGGTTGTTGTTGTGTTTGAGTTAGGGAAGTTTTACTTGCTTCAGTGAAAGAGGTACTTTCACCTGTATCTTTACCATCAGTAAATGACATAATATATCTCCATTATTTAAAAACTTATTGTAATACTATTTAGCGTTTTCTTCAGCGCTACTTTTCATATTAGATAAGTTTGTGATTTCACCTGCTAACCACTTATCGATATCACGAATATCTGCCATTACTGAAACATAAGGATAGTTCATACCATTTGCTTGAGTATGTCCTCCAGAAGAACAAGACAGGTTATCATCTGATTTCATGGATTTCCATGTTTCAGAGTTTGCCATATCATATGTTGGGAGAGTAGAAAGATTAAATTTTACTTTTATAATCTCAATGAATTGTTCGTGGACTCCTGCTTTCTTAGCAAGTTCTAAACATTTTTTTACTGCTTCTTTATGATCATCAGTAAGATTACCATAATCAAAAACAGATTCATCATAGGGAGAATTCCCCATTGCTTTTTTAGCCATAATTATCGCTCCTTTGAATTACGAATTATTAGTTTCATTATACCTATATTTAGGTACAATGTCAATAGGTTTTTAGTACTTTACGATAATGACACCAGAACCGCCACTTGCCTGAAAGGTTGGGCCTGGAGCTGCAGCTGAACCGCCACCACCAGAACCACGGTTTGCAGTAGCTGATTGTGATGCTGTAGTGCCTTGACTACCTTGTCCACCATTCGTTCCACCATTACCACCACCAGCAGCACCAAGTCCATAATTCCAGTAACTACCGCCACCGCCACCGCCAGCATATGCTATTTCTGAACCAGAGATATCGTATGATTTACCAATACCACCATGACCGTTACCACCACCTTGTGGTGCTCCATTTCTAGCATAGTCATACCCAATACCACCAGCACC